AAGGAGGTGGTGGATTAAAGTTAATTGGCTGTATTGCTTCACCTACGTTACCATTGGTAAAGATAGCTCGTCCGGGATATACTTTAAACTTCGTGTTTAAGTCTCTAGGGACTAGGCTTGCGTTAATACCAATCATAGGGCTTACAGCGAATGCCATAGCATCTATTCTAGCTCTTAACTCAGCATCTAATGCCTTCTGAGGGCTGTAACCTTTCTCTGCTACGCCTCTACCCCAAAATCTATTCGGTACTCTATCATGTTGGTATGCAATAATGCTTCTATCCTGCATAAAGAATGGGTTTTCAACGGCTCTTAATAATACGCTGTCATTAGCTATCGTTATAATAGCTTCTACCATTCCTGCTTCTTCTTCCTGTGTCTCTGGAGTAAGCCCTAATTCTGCTTCTACCATTGCACCTATAGGCTCTAAATGCTCTTTAGGCACTTTGCCATGATATTCTGTTATTTTAACCCAGTCAGTCTTGCTTGTCGGGGTTGTTTCACCGTAAGAGGAGAAGTCTGTGTCATCTGAGAACGTACCTAGGTCTATGTCAGCATAAAGACCTGCTTTCTGCTTAGCCTTTACTTTATTGACATTACTGTACATAATGTGAGCACAACCCATAGCCTCATCAATGCTTCTCGCTAGAGGGTCAATAACGAACTCTCTAGGGTCTATAGGAAGCAGTTTAACGCATGGTTTAAGCTCCTCTACGCTTGATAGAGAGCCATCTTCATTAACCTGGGGCATTCTACTGCGTCTACTGTCTACGACTACCTTAGCAATTCCTGTGCCGTATATAGCCCCATTTAAGACCACTTCTGCAATACTAGCGGGTACTTTATTCAGATCATACTCTTTAAGTAGTTGATCTAAGAATATACCCATGCCTTGCTGCATCTCAGGGTCTTGTATGGTGTTTTTATCAATATCTACCCATTTCTTCTTAGAGAATAAAGCTTCCTCTAGTTCTGATACCGTTACTTCAATAGCTTGCTGTAATGCTGGCGATATAAGCTTACTTCGCTCTGATGAACGCAACTTATCGTTTTCTTTCCAGATACCTCTCCAAAGTCGGTAATATTCATCCCACTTTGCCTTATAATTATTATCTCGGTAGTCTTCCCATTGTTCAACACGCTCAATAACCCACGATACTAATGAGTCTGTTCCTGTGTCTTTCTTTTGGTCTGGTAGTCTATTCATAAGTGTTTGTATTCTTTCATTTTAGTACCCACTAATTTCATCCATCATGTCCCATGTATCTACTACAGGGTCATCAATGTAGTTAGTTATTGCTATTTGGTCTATATACGCAAGTGCGTCTAGCATGTCATCGTGGCTTAATGGGTTAGGGAAGTCCATCGCTTGATCCACTAATTTTGTTAAGAAGTCTTTCGGGCTAAAGGATATTCTTCCGTGTTCTAGTCTACCTTGTAATGCCCATGTAACCCTGTCTATCTTTCTTTGACCACCGTGAGATAGTTCTACGGGGGTGAAGTAAAGATTTAGCCTTCTCATTTGGTCGCTCAGGTAAGGCATGATAGCGTTTTTCAGTGATCCACCTTCAATTCCTATTCTCATTGGTCTGTAGTCTTGATAAGCCTTAATTATCTTAATACTTGTCTCTCTAACATCCCATCTACCCGTTTGAATGTCTTCAACATGCCATCCGTAAGTACCTACCTTTACGATTGCTATTGCATGTTCATCCAAATTAGCCAGTCTTGACTTTGTTTTCTTCGTACTGTCACCAAAACCTGCTGGGTCAATCGCTATATAATAATTACCATCATTAGGGGCTTCTTCAATGTCCGTAAACCACTCAGGCTTAAATACTGAGCCACCACCAGTCCTGAATGATGCCTCAAACTCCTGCTTATAGATGTCCGTAGACATTCTTTTCTTGGCATTCTCTACCTCGCCATCAGGAAGGTATGGGTTTTCAATGGACTTAAATTCAAACCTTGCCCAGTCTTCATCTGTCTCAGCTTCTTGGAATAATTTAAAGAAGTGATTCTTTCCTTTAGGTGTACCTATGAATAAAGCACCACCTTTTACGTCTGAGAGTGTAGGCATTAATATCTCTTCCCACACTTGAGGCTTCATGTCAGCATATTCGTCTAGTACAACATACGATAGTCCAACACCTCGTAAAGTGTCTGGTCTATCTGAGCCTTTAACATGAATTTCTCTACCGTTAATAAGCTTAATAACACCCGTATTCTCCAAAGTCTGATCTATTACGTCTTTCCCTAACTCTTTTATGAGCTTCCATACAATATCTTTGCCTTGTTGGAATGTTGGTGCTACATAATAGACTACTTTATCGCTACCAAGGTGATAACCGTATCTATTTTCTTCTCTTAAGCCTTCAATTAGAAGGGTTACAACGGATAAATAGGTTTTTCCAAATCTACGTCCAGCAGCACATACCTTAAATCGTGCGTCTGACTCAAATATCTTTAGCTGACCTTCGTGGAGGTTAAATTCTAGCCTCATTAAGCCCCTACTGTCTCATCTTGTACGCATTTCCACCTAACTACAGCACCTAAGACTTCTCCGTACTGCATTACACCCTCATTAAACTCTTTATCTAACCATATTTGGTTGCATTCTACGAGAGATGCTTTAGGCTCTTTGTGTCTTACCGTCACAGCAGACCCATCTGGGAACACAAACGCTATCAATAATATCCAATATGTCATTTATCTACTACCTTATTTGCTCTACGTTCAAACATCCACCTTAAACCAAATGATGCGGCTACAATACCTGAGATAATACCCCAATATTCTATTGGTAGTCCTTGTACCCAAGCAATCCAAGAGTCTGCCTTTTCAGGGTAAAACCATGCCATAACAAAGGGTGAGAAGAATATAACTGTAATTAACTCGTCTTTCCATGATGTCTTGCTTGCTTCTAATGCTGTAATATCGTAGTCATTAGATTGAGTGACTTTTATCTGCTCTAACTCTGCTTTAGCCTTCATCTTGATGGTTTTAGACTCAACCCATGCAGACCCTAAGGTAGTTATTCCGTTTATAATGCTATCAATTATAATCATGAGTATTCCCAAACATTCGGTCTTGGTTCTTTCATCTCGTCATCAAAGTGAATAAATGACTTACCTTGTCCTACACCCCTAAAACCAAGCTCAAAGGCGTACTTCATAAGCCAATATTTCTCTTGCGTATTTGCTTTAATGTCTACTGCAAGCCCCTTGGTGTGGGCTGAGTCGCTAACGCCTCCCACAGAGCCATTATGCTCTTGACATCTGTAGGCAGAGTTAAGCCGAATAGGTCGGTTGTATCTGTATCGGAGCATGTCGAGTCGTTCCAGGAACATATCGTCCATGTCACACTCACCGCACCCGCAGGGACATTCGAGTTCTTTTCTACTGAAGTATTTTCCTTCACAAGCCACCTTTATCTCCGTTATTTATTTTGCTTTGAGTTTAGCTCTTCTGAAATCCACTCAAGAAACTTCTTATGGTCAGTTTCGTCATAGCGAGTATCTTCTATTCGAGATATTCTACGCTCATGTGCCCTAATTTCCCCTGTATTAATAGATACTGAATCTCCTAGCCTTAAATATGCTTGGTCATTCGTCCTTAGAACCGTAGATATTTCCCTTAAAATAAGCGCGTTCTGGTAGGTGGTAAGTGTATTCCACGACAGTAGTGCAAAGATAGATAGAACTAGCAGTGTAACTGCGTGTTCCTCAAATTTAGTCTTAATAACTTCCATAAGAACCCTTTATTATTATTGTTGCTATTAGAAAACAGGCGAATAATCCACCCCGTGACCACTCCATAAATGCGTGTTTATCACTCCGTAGGTAGAACTGTTCCTGCCATCTATAGCCCCAATAAGCTGATAAAGGGAACACGATAATCATCCAGTTGAAAGCCAGTAGACTCCAATGGGAATCCAAGTAGGTAAAACCAAGTATTATTGTTAGTATATTTATAGGTAGAGTCCATACAAACCCTCTAATCATTAGTGCAGCAGCTAAATACTTTCTTTGCGGTACAAGCCCAGACACTTCGTTTATCAAGGGAGTCCAATTTGGCTTCTCGCCAAGCCAAAATAG